CCGTTGATCACTTTTACGCGCTGCGCCCTCATTGGGAGCAAATCTCACGCACGATGGCTTCAACTTTGGCGTCAATTTCTTGCCGCGTTGGCCCGGGGCTTTTGATTGTCCCTGTGCTGACGAAATGCTCCCTCCGCTCGAAGGCAGAGAGGACGGATTGCCGGAGATGGCTGGCGAACTTGGATTGCCAGCGCTCTCGGGCGACTGCGAGGTCCCTGACGTTGTCGTCGCTAAGCATTGTTCCGCTGTTGCGTCGTTTACGTCCGGCTCGGGGCCGACTATATCGTGGCCAAGAACTGCGCGCAGCTTGTGTTTCACCTGGTGTCCGTTCTCCATGACAGATTCGGGCAAATCTTCCACCGTAGAGGCAGCTTCAATGCACCGTTCAATATCACGTACTTCGCCGGCCTCCATCTCCATCACACGACAGAAATGTTCCAATATCAGCTCTTCGCTGTCTTGGGGCCAGGCGGCGTTCTCGAACTTCCACCTCTCTTCACCCGTCATCTTCGTTGGATCCGGTGCGCCTGTCAATTCCATGACCTTGCGGCACCAGACACCCACGATCGGGGTTTTGGAGTCGGTTACTACATAGCCAGCAGCGCGGTTCGCCAAGGCTTGCGTGTCGCTAACACTAGCAGGGGCTGCGGTGAGATGCAGCTTGCTCATTGTGCGAATAGGGTCTTGGAACGAATCATAGGTGGTTCGGGGGTCACAGAACACTCTGCCACAGAAAGCGAGGGGCTCGCCGGGCTCAGTCGTTGCGAGCTCGATCGTGAGACCAAGAGCCGCAGCAACATCAGTGAAATGAACATCCAGACCACACAGATTGCTGTCCACCCCATCATCGCCACAATAGAGGCCAAGGTGTTTCAAAGCCTTTTTAGGGCTTTGGCCAGCGAGACGAAGGGCGCAGTATGCGTTGAAGGCGTTGATGGCTGTGTTTCCATCGGTGGTGAGAGGTGATCCGCTTTTCCGCGAATAGCCTGCGGAGTACTTAAATCCGGAAGAGGTGGTGGCCGAGGCGTTGTCCTCATGATCCAAAAGTTTCATAAGCTCGCCTCGATACTTCACTGCACACCACCGGGTGTACATTTTCCGAACGATCTCCTTCTGCAACCACTCTGAAATCGTGCCGTCAAATCGACTGTAGTCACGCAAGATTGTGCCATCGCCGCAGATCTCTTGCAGGCGACGGCATTGTTCCTCAGGTGTTTTGCCGGGCGCATACCACTTCAGATCTTTGAGCAGGTCATTTTTGAACGCATACGTATAACCTGACATGTGAAGTGTATGGTTGGTCTCAACCGAACTAATGTTCCTTGGGTCGTTGGTGGACCCATATGACTCAGCCTTTAGGAATGCTTTGATCTTGTTGGGAAGCACCCCTGAGGCTGACGCGACTGCCACTGCAGACCGATTGCGCTGAGTCGGTCGATCTTGAATCTCAATCACGCTGCTAACCGACAAAGGAACGCCAGTGGCGACCTTCGATTCAGGCACAATCAGCTCGAGAAATTCAACAGCAAAGGCGTTGTATGCCAAAGGTGGTCTGGCATCATTTCGCATCTTAGTCACTCTTCCAGCAATGCTCGCTACATCATTGTTGTAGGACTTGCTAGGGAACACGTTCGGATTGGTTACCAAACTCGGTGCCACGCTTCTTCCAACAATCTTCCCGTCTTCGTTTATCAACGGCCCGACAGCCTGGAACTGACGAGCGGGGCAATTAAGCATGCTCGTAGCTGGTGTCCCTAGCGTACGGTCATCGACGAGGAGTTGGTAGAGTATGGCAGCCCTGATCGGGGCATCAACCACTTTCGCTGCAGACAAGTGTCTCTCGACGTCCGCAATCGTTGGCTTTTTCGCTATGCGGTGGCGAACGGAGATGGCTGTGTAAAGGCCTTCACCAATCGTCACTGCTACGGCAGAGCCAGCGTTAGCTACGGATATCGTTTTCGCCTT